TGGTGGGATCTTGCAACGAATGAAGTCAAGGAATCCCTGATTCTTAGCATCAAACGCGGCGACATTTGGCTTAACAAAACTAAGGTTGATAGCAATGGTAATCGAATCCGAGGAAATGTTTGCTTGGAAGTGTACCTGCCCTCACGGGGAACCTGTCTACTTCAACATGTCAACCTCGGGGGCTGTGAATACGATGACATTCCTCGTGCGTTCGTCAACGGAATGTCCGAGTTGTGCGCCCTACACAGCAAAACAAATGTTGGAGAAAGCGGAGAGTACCTCCCTTCGGAGACAGATCGCCAAGTCGGTCTCGGAATGCTGGGACTTGCCAACCTTCTGAGGCGTTACAATGTGTCCTACAAGGAGTTCGGTGAAGCACTCTATAAACTGAACCTTGGTCAGGATTTCCGTAACTACGAACAGACCCCAGCCATTCTGCTTGCTGAGCAGCTCCAGTCAGGTATCGAACAGGCGGCTAACATTGCCCGAGCTAACAAGATGGAGCGTGCCTTTGCTATTGCTCCTACAGCCTCCTGCAGCTACCGCTACAAGGATCTTGATGGGTTTACTACCTGTCCTGAGATTGCCCCTCCTGTTGCCCGTCAAGTAGACCGTGATAGCGGTACGTTTGGTGTACAGAGCTTTGACTACGGTAACGTAGAGACTGCTAGTGAAGTTGGTTGGGATGACTATTTCCGAACAGCGAATGGTATTGTCCGTATGCTCGAAAAAACAGGGCTGCTACACGGTTACTCTTTCAACAGTTGGAGTGATGTCGTCACATACGACGAAGAATTTATTGATACGTGGTTGAACTCGCCACAAACGTCGCTTTACTACTCGCTTCAAGTCATGTCGGATACTCAAGACAAGACTTCCGCTTACGCTTCTTTGGATGAATCCGAAGTTGATGACTACCTGGAATCTATCTTGAATGACCCTGCCCCACCTTGTAACTGCGGAGAGTAATGAACCCCTATCAAAAGCTACTTAATCAGAAACGTAAATGGACTCCAGTCAAGCCAACTGCTGGAAAACTTGTAGATGGTGCTGAAGAAACAATCTACCGTGCCCTCGCTATGCGGCACATGGAACTCCCCGTTGGTGAGTTCATTGAATCTGCACTTAGTGAAATTCCAGCTCTATCGGCAGACCTGCTCCGATCTAACATCAAAGACGAAGAGAACCACGACCTGGCTCTCTCTTATGTCACCGATGCTTTGGGAGTTGACCCGCAGGCTGAAGCCGAAGCGAAAAGAATTAGAGCTGCGTGGGAGGCGCATCCTGATCACTCAGTCCTCAAAGCACTGGTGGCCGAGCGTTCAATTTTCTTCGTACTACTTCCGTTCTTCCGCTTTAATGGTGACGATAGTCTCCGCACCGTCTCCGCTGATATAAGTCGAGATGAAAGGACCCACGTTGCTGGCAATAGCCTTGTATGCGCCGAACTGGGCCTTACTCCATCCCCTAGTCTTGATAAGCTTCGTAAGGCAACGATTGCTTGGGTGATGCAACCTCTTAATAATTCCTTAACCAATAAATATCTGCAAAAAGATTTTTGGCTTAAAGCTAGCGATAACTTGATGTATCAAGGAAAAGCACCAGAGCTTATCGAAACTAAACGAGCTAGAGTTCCTGCGTTCTTTGAACATGACAACCGTAACCTCCCAATGTACGGCTAAGTCTTGCCTCACCTGTGCCGAGACTAAACCACTTGAAGGTTTTTATCGAAAAAATTCTTCTAAGGATGGTAGGGAATCTTCTTGCATTGAATGCAGAAAGAAACAGATAGCTATAACAGATAAGAAAAGGTATAGATCGCCAGTTCGTAGAGATGCTCATTTGATGGATAAGTATCTCATCAATCAGTCGATCTATGAACACTTGTTGTTGATGCAAGGTGGTCATTGTGCTTTATGTCCAGCAACTAGTAGCGGTAGAAAAAACGACAGCTATTTAATTGTTGATCACTGTCACAAGACTGGTAATGTGCGAGGACTATTGTGCCACCACTGTAACATCATGCTAGGTGTTTCAAAGGACAACACTAACACCTTACAGAATGCAATCACCTATCTCACTAAACATGCTTGAGACCCACGGTCTCCAGCTAAGTTCTCTCATCAATGAACTTGAGCAGAACTTTCCACAACTTAATCCCCACCCGGATGACCCGCACTCACTAATCATGTACCGCTCTGGCCAACGTTCCGTGGTAGAGTGGATCACCTACAAATTTAACGAAGAGAACTAATCATGGGAGTTAAAAGGGCCGCAAACATGGCGGCAGCTGGCGCATCAAGGAAAGAAATTAAAAAAATCAATCCTGGCCTATCATCTAGCAAAATTAAAACCGCTATAAAGTCAGCACAACAAAAACCAAAAGTTACACCTTCTACTGGTGTAACAAGTGGTGCCACTAAACCGTCGCCTAATAAATTCTCTGCAATTAAAAGTTCAAAATCTCTTGGTCAAGCCTTGAAAATTGCAGCTAGTAAAGACGCTGCTATTGGTACCAAAGAATTCAAAACTATTCAAAAAGCATTTGGAACTAGTGCTAACAAACTTGTTGGTAGAGTTGACAAACTTAATGAGAAGTTTGGAGCTGAGTTTGGCAATATCGGTATTAAAGGAAACACCGCTAATCGATATGCCCGTGGTGGGTTTGGCCCAACAACAGGAATTGGTTTCGGTAATACCGGAGGACCTCTTGCCAATGCTTTAGCAGGTATGAATGATACCTACAGTCCAATGCGCCAAGGCCAAGGTGGGTATAAAATTAAAGGATCTGGCAAGGCTCCAAAAGGTTCCTCTATCTGGGGATTTGCTAACGACGCTCCATTGTATCGAGAGACCACTAAAGGGACTAGTGGGTGGGGGAAGTTTGCTCCTAGCCTTCTGCCTAAGACTACAGATACTGCTGATGATAGTAAAGATATTATTGATGATAACGAAGACCCTATTGATGGTGGAGATCCAGCTGATACGGACCTTCCCCCTACTGAAGAAGCTCCAATGTCTCCTGAAGAAATGGCCGCTGCTTCTACAAAAGATGCGGTTGATCCCTTTGGCTTTAGTGGTGCTTTCAGTTGGAGAGCTAACAAAGGCAAAAAAGGTAAGGGTATTAAGAGTACCAAAGCTAGTAGTGGTGGACAAGCCACAGCACCAATTCCTTATACTCTAGGAATGTAATATAGATGACAGCTAAATCAAGATACGATTATCTAAGTAAATATCGTTCCCAAGTTCTAGATACAGCTGTACAGTGCTCTCAGTTGACATTGCCTACTCTCATCCAACAGGATGATGATGTTGGGCGGTCAACAAACATTCGGTTAATCACACCTTGGCAGTCAGTCGGTGCAAAGGGGGTTGTGACATTAGCATCTAAGTTGATGCTTGCATTGCTCCCCCCACAGACCAGCTTCTTTAAGCTACAAATTGACGACTCAAAAATTGGTGTTGACTTGCCACCAGAAGCACGATCAGATCTTGACATCTCTTTTGCTAAGATGGAAAGATCGGTCATGGAAATCATTGCAGCATCAAGTGATCGCGTTACCGTACACCAAGCCCTTAAGCATTTGGTTGTGGGTGGTAACGCTTTGATCTACATGGGGCCTAAGGGCCTTAAGCTGTATCCATTGAATCGCTATGTCGTAGATCGAGACGGTAACGGTGAGGTCTTAGAGATCGTCACACGAGAACGCATCAGTCGTAAACTACTCGCACCTATCCTCAACACTGTGCTTCCTGTTAACCCTCCTGGTGAGGATGGAGCAGACAACGAGGAAGATGTAGATGTTTACACACATGTCAAGCGAGATAACAACCGTCTTGTCTGGCATCAAGAAGTCTTTGATAAGATTATCCCTGGCTCTCAAGGTAAGGCTCCACTGGAGACTAACCCTTGGTTGGTTCTCAGGTTTAACGTTGTAGATGGTGAACCGTTTGGCCGAGGTAGGGTAGAGGAGTTCCTTGGTGATCTCCGCTCCCTTGAGGCTCTCATGCAAGCACTCGTAGAGGGCTCTGCAGTCGCTGCTAAGGTCATCTTTACTGTATCCCCATCTAGTACTACTAAACCGCAGACACTCTCGGCTGCGGGCAACGGAGCCATCATTCAAGGCCGTCCTGATGACATCGCTGCTATTACTGTAGGTAAGACAGCGGACTTCAAGACTGCTATGGATATGGCAGGTGTACTGGAACGTAGGTTGAGTGAAGCATTCCTCATCCTTAACGTGCGAGACAGTGAGCGCACTACAGCTGAAGAAGTACGGATGACCCAGATGGAACTGGAGCAGCAACTCGGTGGACTATTCTCCCTGTTGACTGTTGAGTTCCTGGTTCCTTACCTTAACCGTAAGCTCTCTGTATTGCAGAAGACACAAGAGATCCCACGTATTCCCAAAGACCTTGTACGTCCAACCATTGTAGCAGGTATCAATGCTCTTGGTAGGGGACAGGATAGGGAGTCACTAACTCAGTTCTTTACTATCATTGCCCAGACCTTAGGGCCTGAAGCACTATCAACTTATGTCAATATTGATGAGGCAGTTAAGCGTCTTGCTGCTGCTCAAGGTATTGATGTGTTGAATCTTGTTAAGTCTATCAGTCAAGTACAACAAGAGCGTCAAGGAAGCTTCCAACAACAGCAACAATTGGAGTTGACCAAGCAAACCGCTGCTCTTGCTAATACCCCCATGATGGATCCTTCCAAGAATCCACAAGCAATGAATCTACTTAATGGACAAACAAATCCCAGCCAAGCCCCAGAGATCCAACAGGAAACCCAACCCACAATTTGAAGTACCTCAACTAGAAGAGGTAGCTGATGTAGATAAAACAAATATGAAGCGTAGCAAGATTGGTGAATTCACCATCGGTCGTTCCCCCGATTTTGTCAAGACAGTAGGTCTTGGAAATCTAACCGTTATCACAGCAAATGGCAAACGAAATTACGATTGATCCCTCCGAGTTGGCAGAAGGTGAGCTCTCTGCTGAGGAACTTGATTCCCTAGCAGTTGGTGAACGTATTGCTGAACAGGAGAATGAACTGCTGGCTGGTAAGTACCGCTCAGCAGAAGAACTAGAGCGTGGCTACCTTGAACTTCAGAAGCGCCTTAGCAATAAGGAAGGACCTGAAGTTGAAGAAGCAGCACAAGAAGAGGAAGATGCCCCTACCGAAGAAGTAGAAGGCAGTCTCTATGACACCATCATGGAGTCCTATCGTACTGGTGAGTGGGACCCTGAAACTGTCAGTAAGGTAGAGGGCATGAGTCCTGTTGATGTGGCTAACCTGTTCCTTGAGAACCAACAAGCCCAACAGCAGACTGTTCCTCAAGCTACCGAAGCTGACATTGAACAGATCCAACAAGCAGTTGGTGGCTCTGATGAATACAACAGTATGATTCAATGGGCTGGTCAGAACCTCACTGAACAAGAGGTAGCAATGTACGATGCAGTGATGGATCGTGGTGATCCGCTTGCTATGTTCTTTGCTGCTCAAGCCCTTAATGCACGCTACCAAGATGATGTGGGTTATGATGGTGAGATGCTTACTGGTAACTCACCACGTAACCAAACTGACGCCTTCCGCTCTCAAGCAGAGCTGGTAGCTGCGATGAGTGATCCTCGTTACGATAGGGATCCTGCCTACCGTGCTGATGTAGCTGACAAACTAGAACGTTCTAACATTCAATTCTAATCATGTCCACCAACAATCAAGAAAATGCTGAACGCATCAACGGTCGCCTTGCTATGCTTGGGATTGTGGCTGCTATTGGCGCTTACTGCGTAACAGGTCAGATCATTCCTGGTGTGTTCTAAGTATTGATAGATTGGCCAATACTGCGAGTGTATTGGTCAATTTGAAGGAGTAATCAATATTAAAGTTCTTTGCTTAAAACAAATGCTTACTCTGACACTTACTCTTGCTTCTATTGCTTCGTGGTATGGGAACCCCTATCACGGTAGACGCACCGCTAACGGTGAGATCTACAACATGAATAGCCTTACTGCAGCACACCGCTCCCTTCCATTTGGAACTAAGGTGCGTGTGTGTAATACCTCTAACAAGAGGTGTATCGATGTACGGATCAATGACCGTGGCCCCTTTGTTGGTGGTCGGGAGATTGATCTAAGTCGAGCTGCAGCTGATGCTATTGGCATTAGGAGTATGGGTGTAGGTCAAGTCACCATTACCCCATTTAAGTGACATGGCACGCGCAAATCCTTTTGATCCCAAAGTGTCCAGTGTAGCTTCTGTGCTGTACTGTACTCCAACTTCTAGCAACAACGGCTTCCAGATCCCTTACACCCCCGGTACAACTCTTGCTGAGCTGTCACCTAAAGGTGCGATCTGCCAGCCCTCTACTCTTAACACTACTCCTCCCTGGTAATACGTGGCAGATCAAAGTATTAAGACAGGTCGGTTCTCTGCACGCCAAGTCGAATCTGGACTGAGCGTACCTGAGCACGACTACATTGGTATCACCAACGATGCCAACGGCAATCCCACCACCGTTGTCTATCGGGCTGGAGGTTCTAGTGGACAGATTGTATCCACCGTCAGTATGACCTATGACGGTAATGGATTCCTCACCAGTGTCACAAGGGTCTCCTAATGTTTCGACTGAATCCAATAACTGGGGTTCTTTCGTTTGTACCTGAGTACTCACCCCCAGGCCCTCCTGGTGATCCTGGGGAGCCTGGGTATGACGGAGAATCCGGCCCCCCTGGCCCACAAGGTGAACGAGGGGAGCGAGGTGAGCGAGGCGAACGAGGGGAGCGTGGAGAGGCTGGTAAGGATGGCTGTAATGGCTTAGGTATCCTTAGCGGTACTGCTCCACCGTCACCGTTCCTAGGCTCTCCTGGGCAGTTCTACATTGACTATCAACATTGGGCAATCTACGGACCAAAGGGTCTCGATGGATGGCCAATGGGCATCTCTCTTATTGGTCCCCAAGGTGCGCCTGGTTGGGATGGAGAGGACGGCAAAGATGGGGAACCAGGCCCCCCTGGAAGGCCCGGTGAGCGCGGCTTAACTGGACCCCGTGGGGAAGTAGGTCCACCTGGAAAGCCAGGCCCTGCAGGACCACCTGGGCGTGTCTACCACGCTAACGAATCTGGTACAACACAACAACGCGGCTGGGTATCCAGCGGCATTACAGTACAGAATAACTAACAATGGCAACATTCGTAAAATACAATACGTTCCCCAAAGACCTGTGTAGTGGTGTCCATCAACTGCAGACAGGCACAACCCATGTACTGAAGGTAGCTCTTAGTAACACTGCTCCTAACGTGGCTACTCACACTGTTCTTGCTAACGTCACTGAACTGACTACGACTGGTGGTTACACTGCTGGTGGTATCTCGGTTGGTACGATTACTGGTGCAGAGGCCAGCGGTACATTTAAACTGACTGGTGGTACGGACCCTGTATGGACAGGTTCTGGAGCTGGCTTTACTGCTCGCTACGCAATCTTGTTTAACGACACTCCGACTTCTCCAGCTGATCCGTTGATTGGTTACTGGGACTACGGTAGTTCGGTAACAGTAGCTGTCGGTGAAACCCTGACTGTTGACCTTGATCAAACCAACGGCATCCTAACGGTTGCTTAATAGAGGGTCAGTATGGCCATCTCATTTGTTGGTGCTCAAGGTGCACCATCAAATTCAGTCGCTATTCCTGCTCACCAGGTTGGTGACATCATCTTCATCTTTGCATTCCGAGATGGTAGCAATACTGCACCTGGAACCCCAACAGCTGGAGGTACAGTACCAAGTTGGGTACTAATCAACAGTGCAGGTGCCAACACATGTAGTTCAAACTGTCGGTACTTTGTTGCTACTGCTACCACCACAACCAGTGGTACATGGCCAAACGCCACAGAAGTTCTGTGTATGGTGTACCGTGGGGCAAGACTTGGAGGAGCGCAGCTTTCTGGTGCTGCTACTAATGTCCTGACATTCCCAGCGTTAACCCTACAACGTACAAACAATACTAGTTGGGTTATTGGTTTCACTGGACATAGGACGGCTACCAACGTAGAGGTAGCACCTACTGGTATGACCAACCGTATCAGTGCTGGTACGGAAACAGCTGGGCATGATACCAACGGTACGGTAGCAAGTTGGACTTCAAGAACAGTTACTGTGAACGCAACTAGCGGTTCTAGGACACTTGTTGCTGAACTACGTGATAGTCAACTTGTCCTGACGGCAGCAGCTGGTGCAAGGACGATCAGTGGTGTTGATGCAACTATATCCAAGACTGTCAGTAAAACGATAGTTGCTGACAAAGGTACGTTCACTGTTGGTGGTGTCCCTGCAGCGCTAAACCACAACGCTGTACTGGTAGCGGACAAGGGTACAATTACTGCTACCTACAATCCAGCCGGTGTACGTGCTACACATCTATTGACAGCGGCTGTCGGTGCCATCGCGGTAGTTGGAAAGGATGCAAACCTGACAAAGGTTGTATCTTATAACCTTATAGCAGTTGCTGGTCAGATCACTGTACTTGGTCAACCAGCTGGTGTCCTAATTACACGACGCCTGACTGCAGTCAAAGGGACCGTCACCATCGCAGGTAGTGCGGCTGGACTGTTAATTACACGACGCCTGACTGCAGTCAAAGGAACGTTAAGCGTGGCAGGTAGTGCAGCCACTGTCCTAATTACACGACGCCTGACTGCAGTCAAAGGGACCTTCACCGTTGGCTTAGTCCCTGCAACACTACGAAGAACACTCAAGCTTGTTGCTTCAACACGTGCGTTCAACATAACTGGTAGGGATGCTGGGGTTATCTATACAGGTAGTGGTACAAACGTTAAATCGTTGTACTACCAATCAATAGTAACTGACCCCAGGAAGTCCTTGGTGTCTCTTGGTAACGCGGAAGATCAACTTGTCTATTACGTGAACAACATCTTTAGGATACTCTAATGAAAGGAAAAGGAACCAAAGGTGGCGGCGGCAAGAAAGGCTGCTGATCAGTAATCGGATTGGGGGCACCTCAGAGTCGGACCCCCTTTTCTTTGGCTTAGGCCCGTACGCGGATACCCTTTGCCATAGACAGTCTGGAGAGACAGACACAAAGACCAATCTCGACTATTTTTCTAAGCGCTTAGAGAGGACCAAACAACTCTCTCTTTACTTACTGTGGCTAACGTCAATCAAACCGTACTGGGTACGCTTAACAAGGCAGTTACTAACACTGCTGGTTCGCAAGCGTATGATACTAAGTACGCAACATATCTTAAATTGTTTTCTGGCGAGATGTTCAAAGCCTATGAGGCTTCGACGATCGCAAAAGGCACTGTGCAGAGCCGTACCCTGAAGAATGGTAAGGCAATGCAGTTCATCTTCACTGGCCGTATGCAGGCTGGTTACCACACCCCTGGTACCGCAATCCTGGGTAGTGGTGATCCCCCGGTGGCAGAAAAGACCATTGTCTGTGACGACCTTCTCATCTCTAGTGCATTCGTGTATGACCTAGATGAGACGCTTGCTCACTATAGCCTTCGTAGCGAAATTGCTAAGAAGATCGGTTATGCTCTTGCTGAGAGCTATGACAAAAAGATCTTCCGTCAGATCGCTAAAGCTGCTCGTGAAGCTCACCCCATCACTGCTGCCCCTGGCCCTGAGCCCGGTGGTTCGGTGATCCAACTGGGTGCTCAGAAAGAGTACGATGCTCAAGCATTGGTTGATGCCTTCTTTGAAGCAGCTTCGATTCTCGATGAGAAGAACCTGCCCAAGCAAGGTCGTACCGCTGTGCTGTCCCCGCGTCAATACTACGCCCTGATCAGCCAAGTTGATACCAACATCCTGTACCGTGAATTCGGCAACAACCAAGGTTCGATGAACTCTGGCGAAGGTCTCTATGAGATCGCTGGTATCTCCATCAAGCGTAGCAACAACCTGCCGTTCCTGGCTGGTACTGTTGGTGCTATCAGTGGTGAGAACAACGACTACTCTGGCGACTTCAGCACCCACTGTGGTCTGATCTACTACAAGGATGCTGCTGCTGTTGTGGAAGCTATTGCTCCCTCCGTGCAGACCACCTCTGGTGATGTCTCCGTGATGTACCAAGGTGATCTGATCGTGGGTCGTCTCGCCATGGGCTGTGGCACTCTGAACCCCGCTGCTGCTATCGAGCTGCAGTCGGCTCGTTCCTGATAAGTGAGGTACTGAACAATGTCTATTGTTCCCGGCTCCTCGCGTGTTGTGACCATTGGTGGTTCTGCTGCGGCACCTAATGCCCCCAATGGCAAACTCTTCGGTACGACTAAAACCGTCAAGTCCTTCACTCTTAACCCTGGCTCTCCTTTGGAAGCTGGGCGTAGTTTGACTGGTGCAGGCGAATTGGATCGTGCCACCGCTGCTAGCACTATTGCTGGCAATACTACTGCAACTTAATCTATCAGGAACTAACCAATGTCTCTTACTCTTAATGGTGCATTTGGCGCTGTTTATCAACCCGATATTCTGACGGTTGGTAACATCGTTGATGCCGATCAAACCGTGACCAATAGCGCTACGCTGGTCACTGTTCCTCAGCTGACGATTCCCGTTGGCAAGAACGAGCGGATTCTGTTTCGCTATAACGTCTTCTATAGCACTACTGCAACTGGTGATCTGAAGTACCGTCTGGATGTTCCGGCTAGCCCGACTTCCTACCGCGCACTTCTTGAGGAGCACGCTCCTGCTGGCTCTGCACTGGTTACCACGATCCTGACGACTGAAGCTGACGAGACTGTCGTCGCTGCTTCTGGTACGGAAGGTTTCGTTCGTATCTCTGGTGTGCTTGTCAACGGTACTACCGCTGGCCAGGTGCTGTTCCAGTTCGCTCAGAGCACTGCCACTGCTGCAGAGTCTGCTGCGATTCTGCGTGGCTCTTACCTCGAATATCGTATCTTCTGATCATGGCTGTCGCTAACTCTCAAGGCGTCTGCACGACTGATGCAGAGCGTATCTCTGTTGCTAAGACCCAGCGTCGTTTCGGTGGTACTGCCATCGCTGACTCTGCTGTGAAGTCGGTAACCAAAGGCCTTCGTCTGGCCTATCCTAGCGTTGAGTGCAACATCACTAACGTCTGATGTACTGGGGGATCCTTCGGGGTCCCCTTTTTTTAATTTGTTTATAACACTATTGTTATGCCAACAACCAATAACGCTCAGGCTGAGCTGCAAGCTGTTAATGAAATTCTGGCGTCTATTGGTCAGGCGCCTGTTACCACCATCGAAGCGCAAACTATCACCTATGAGGATGGTACTAGCGCTGAAATTCCAATCAACCCGGAAGTTGCAATTGTTTATGAGACCCTGACTCAGGTCTCTCGTGAGGTACAGGCTGAAGGATGGACATTCAATAAAGAGAATGAATATCCTCTAACACCAGATTCTAATGGCTACCTATCTATGACTGGTAGTATGCTGCAGATGGACCTAAGTGACACCGTTGCTAACAGTGCATTTGATACAGTTATTAGGAGCGGTAGACTATATGATAAGATTGAACACACTGATGTGTGGGATACGACGCTGACTTATGATGTTGATATAGTTTGGTATTACGACTTTTTTGATCTTCCACAGGTGTTCAGGGACTATGTAACATCACGAGCTGCCACACGTTGTGCAATTAGACTTGTTGGTGATGTGAACCTTACCCAAGTCTTGTCTTCGTTTGAAACGTGGCGTCGTGCTAACTGCCTTGAGTATGAGTGCAGTGAAGGTGATTACACCATGTTTGGTTTCAGGCAAGGTGATGGTTTCTATAACAGCTACAAACCATTTAAGGCTCTTGCACGATGACAGCAATCTCCCAACGTATCCCAAATTTTTTAGGTGGTGTTTCTCAACAAGCAGATGAGAAGATGCTGTTGGGTCAAGTTAAGGAGGCGCTTAACTGCTACCCTGACATCACCCTTGGTATGCTCAAGCGTCCTGGTGGTAAGTTCCTTGGTAAGTTGTCTGGTCTAACTGCTAACACGGCTAACTCAGCTGCATGGTTCAGTGTGCTGCAAAGTGCTACTGAAAAGTACATTGCTAGTGTATCTAGTGCTGGTGTACTTAGTGTCTGGAACATGCTGAATGGTCAAACAGCTACAATTAACTACCCAACTGGTAGGCAAGCTTCCATTGTTTCGTACTTGACTGCTACTGATTATCGCAGCATCAAGACACTTACCATTAACGACTACACCTATATCCTCAACACTGAAAAAACAGTAACCGCTAAAGCAGCACCAACATGGAATGCTAAGCGTCAAGCTACGCTTGTTGTATCTACTGTTGAGCACGCTATTACTTATTCAGTAACTATTGGTGCATCTACCTTTACCTACACCTCACCCTCTTCTGGTTCTGGTAATCTAGTTATCAGTACAGTGATGTCTGGTATCTCTGCTGCTATTACTAGCGGCTTTGCTACTAAGACTATTATTGATAATACCATCTACCTAACCTTCAGTTCAGAGACTAATGTGTCTGCTTTTGGTGGTCCTGATGGTAAATATATGAGGGTGTTTCAGGACTCAGTAGAGGTATTTACTAAACTGCCTGAACAAGGTAACCATGGGCAAGTAGTTAAAGTAGCCAACGCATCAGCTTCTCTTGATGATTTCTACCTTAAGTTTGTAGCAGATGATGGTACAAGCGGTAAGGGTTATTGGGAAGAGACTATAGCACCGAACGTCAGCACAGGCTTTACTGAAAGTACTATGCCTATTGCTCTTATACGAACGAGTGCTAGTCCTTTGACATTTGTAGCCACCTTTTTGGATGGATCTACTCAAATTGATGGTTCAGCAACAGGCTCAGTTGATGACAATACCTTAGTTTGGAATGCTCGTATTGTAGGAGATGAGTCCTCTAATAGTCAGCCTACCTTTGTTGGCAGTACCATTAGCGACATCTTCTTATTTAATAACAGACTTGGATTCCTAACTCAAGATAATGTCTCCATGTCTCAAGCTGGTGACTACTATAATTTCTACCATAAGTCTGCTACCACACTAACTGCTTCTGATCCTATTGACCTTAGTTGTGCAAGTATTAAGCCTGCTATTGTGCGTTCTGTTGTGCCAGTTACACAGGGTCTTCTGTTGCTTAGCGATAGTCAGCAGTTCCTGATGGAAGCTGAGAATGGAGCTTGGACTCCTTCTAACTGCACGATTAGCACAATTGCTAACTATGAATATGACCGCTATCTAAAGCCAGTTGATCTTGGTTCTACTATTCTTTATGTTAGTAGGAATCAAAACTGGGCTAGGGCATTTGAGATTTTTATTCGTGGTCAACGAGAGACACCTACTGTAACAGAGACAACTAAGGTTGTTCCTGAATGGATTCCTAGCTCTATCACAGACGCTGTAGGAAGTGCCCAGAACGGCCTGTGGGTAGGCTCTGGGAGAACTTCAAGGTATATGTACATCTACCGCTTCTACGAGCAAGGAGAGGAGCGTCCTATGGCCTCTTGGGTTAAGTGGTATCTACCCTCTAATGTTATCCACGCTGCTATTCAAAGTGATGTTCTTTATGTAATCACTAGTGGCACTGAAGGTTACACCTCAACACAATACAAATTGGTACAGGCTGCTACTACTGGTGGTCTTGTTAATAGCCTTGGTAATAGTGTTGACCCTGCTCTTGACTCTTGGTCTGAAGTAACAGATGCTGCCATTGTATCCCCAGCTCCTCCTACAGCTCCTAGTTATAATCAAGTCACTGATGTAACTAAAGTCTATCTGCCTACTTACTTTGACACTACTAAGTCAATTAAGTTTGTGGTTGGTACACTAAAAGCTGGTGGTTCTGGTACACAATCTGGTTACACCAATACAGCAACTCTGTTATCTGATGGTGGTGGTACCTATTTTAATATCCCCAGTGATGTGTCTACTAACTACATCTATGTGGGGTATGAGTACAACATGGAAGTAACGTTGCCTAAGTACTACTACAATATGGGTCAACAAGGTGTAGACTTTACAGCTGTGACTACTACTGCTCGTATGTCGTTTTATACTGGTCTTGGTGGTGATGTCTACTTTATCATTAACGATCGAAGCAGACCTAGTTGGTACAACATTAGTGGTATTAGGCTTGCTGATTTCTACACAGCTAATACAGCACCGTTTCGTGATTCATACATCTATAAAGTCCCTATTCATCAAAGGCCTGACAACTATACAATGAAAGTAACATCTAATACACCATTCCCTGTCAGCCTTGTGTCTATGCAATGGGAAGGTAGGTACTCACCTGGATTCTACGGGAGGAGCTAGATATGGTTATAGATCCTATTAGTGCAGTACTTGGCATCGGCAGCGCTATCATGGGGGGTGTATCTGGGCAATCACAAGCTGATGCTCAGAGCAAAGCCACAGAAGCTCAGCACAAACAAAACAAACTTGCCTGGAAATACAGCAAAAAGAGTACTAGAGCTAACTATCGCCACGAGAAAGCTCAGTGGCGGATGAATGTCCGCAACGAAGAAGCATTAGGAGCGTGGAAGGATGCTACTAATCTTCAAGATTGGCAGCAAGTACTAAAGATTCAAGACTACGAGTATCGGTCACAGATGAGGCAATACGCCAAGTCTGAACAGATCTACGGTCAACAACTTACATTCAACCAGATGGCTGCTTCTGCGGCTAGGGAAGCTGAATATCGTAAATTGGAAGACGCAACCAATGAGATTGCATTCCAGAATCAAGATATTGTTATCAAAGCTTTACAAGCTGAAGGCGTTACTGCTGTCAAAGGGCAAGTAGGCAGAAGTGCTGATAAAGCTGAACAAGCTGAGTTCGCTTCTCTTGGTAGGAACCAAGCAATTCTGTTTGAATCACTACTGAGTGCCAGGGCAGACACAGGAGCTGCAATGAAGAAAATTGCAGCGGATAAATTTGGAGCTGATCTTGCTGCACAAGCTGCTCGTATGCTTAAGCCTGAACGTCTGCCCGCACCTCCGAAACCTCTTATTACTCCTAGGGCTGAGTTCCTCGCTCCTCGTAAACCCAAGAAGTATGACTTTGGTCCCAAGCCAATCAAAGGTGCGTTGACATCCTCTACTGGGTCTTGGATTGGAGCTGCAGGTAATGCCTTGAGTGGTATTGCTGGAGCTGCTATCAGTAGTGGAAGTAAATCAGGTGTTGGCTCGATGAGTTGGGGAGGTTCAGGAAACGCCTGGCAAGGGCAATACAGTTACTTTTAACTTAAATGGATCAAGTAAACTACAAAGGGTACGCCCGTAGTATTGGTTTCGATCCTATTAGGGCACCCTATGAAGCTCTTAACAAAATGCAAGAGCGTGACTCCCGTACCATACGTGGTATGGAGGAGAATAGGC